AGGCTTTATCGATAATGAAGCAGATATGGCGAAGTGGAACGTAGATAATATTGCTAATTCAATTGTTTATGCTCTAACGGGACAAGCTGCTGGTGGTAATGGGGATGTAGCACCGACATCATCTAAACAAAATATCATCCAATCAGGAGCTTTTTCACCACATGAAGTCCCTGAGGTTATGGGTGCTCTAAATTCAGTTAAAATGACAGCTAATTTTATCTTACAATCTGATGGATTAACGTATTTTGTTACGGAGCCAACATCAGATGCGCAACTTAACGGAATGAAAGGATACCTTGATCGCAAAGGCTGGTGGTATGAGGTTAAATAAAAATAAGCCGTCCTATTGGGCGGCCTATTTATTTACATATCCCAAAAATCATCAGCTTTAACCCTTGAATCAAATTCCCTTAATACCTTCAATATCTTCTGCATTGTCTTCCTTGTTGGCGATCTATCATGATTATTAGCTAAATCACCTACAGTATTTCTTCCTAACCCTGATTTTCTAACTAACCATTCTTGTTCAATTCTATGTTTGTCTAGAAATTTACCTAGTGGTGTCCTCTTAGAACGGAATCTCCACACCATTCTCACTCCCTATGAAAATTGTTATCTATAGTAATTGCCTAAATACACAAAAAATAAACCCCTAAAAATAGGGGCCTAAAAATAGGGGCCTAAAAATGGTGCATGAACGACAATATTTTACGAAAAACGTCTTTTCAGTAAGGAGAGTTTCTTTCCTGGTTCTTCTGCATAATACTTCATGTAATCACACATAAGAATATTAATCAGTTTATCTGCTGTGTAACCGTGTAGAGGGAATGAATGAGCCATATCAGAGAAAAACACTTCAATCCGTCTCAATGTCCTTCTATCAATTTTCACCTCAATTGTTCCATATCGTTCATCATTTTCATTAAATTCTAGTTCATAATCTGTATAGTGCTTCTTACTCTCTAGAATTTGATACAGCTGCTCCATACTATTCTTAGACCTTATATGTTCAAGGAAATCCTCAACAAGTATCTCAGCTAGATCACTAGTGTTACACTCGTAATCTTCCTCTTCCATATCTTCGATAATGATGTTCATCCTGAATAAGTAAATTTTGAGCATCTTCACTTCAAATCGATACTTCTCTTTTAATTTCCATTCGATCTTAGTTCGTTCCCACCAATTACTAGCGCTCATAAGTTGTATTTCTTTTGTCATCACATCGTATTTACTGTACATGCTGTCACCTCTCACATTGTGCGTAATGCAAAACATAAAATACGTGTTGCTGCAGCTCTTTGTGAAACTCCCCATTCAATCGCTAATTGGACAAGTTTAGAATGTGTTTCCTGCTCCAATTTCGCATGGATGTACTTTTTAGTGTCTTTATATTCGTATGCATGTATTTCGCTTATATAATCAATTCTGAGGTGTTCTGTGATTAATTTGGACATATATTGCGTAGTGGTTATTCCTTCTTTGAATGCTGAGGACCTTATTAGTTGTCTTTGTATTTCATTTACGGGGATTTTTACATCTTTCTTTTTATCAGAACGCGTTTTACGAGGTTGTTGGTTTGTTATTGTAGTAGATTGTTTTCGAGGTTCAAACATAGGGTTAACATTGCTCATGATGCTCCCCTCTTTCGAAAATTAACCTCCTCCCTCTTATTTATCTCAGGGACACTTTTCCATAATTCCATTATTCCATGAAAAACGGTTAAGAGAGAGGAAGAAGGTTATATTTTTCTTAAATAATCATTTACCAGTTACCATTACCAATACTGTTAAGTAAATCCATAGCATTATCAACGACATCTTCAGAAGGCTTTTCGTCTTCTCCTGCGTCATTCTGTATGCCGTGAGTATTTATATTGATTAATAACTTCTTAACCAATTGAAGTGGATCTTCTTCGCCAGCAACTTCAGCGAGTACTTGGTACATTTCTAATCGTTTTTTAATCTGCTTATTTACGTAACCTTTTTGCCCTTTCCCTTGTTCCTCTAAACGAGTTACAAAGTTGTAAAGGACCTTGTCATTGTTAGGGTTAAGCTCAATTTGAAGCTTTTTCTTTTGTAAGTTTGTCAAAGACATCACATCCTAAATAGTAGTATCCTAATAGGTTAGCTTCTTGACCATTTTCTAGAACCGCAAATGTTGGGAATTGCTCTTTTTTCTTTTCGATACGCTTTTTATGAAGCGCAGCCATTCCACCAGTCCATACAATTTTATCGTAAACCGCTAAATTAAATTTTTGAGAAACTTCACGAAGTGCTGCTTCAAAATGACGTTGTAGTTCAGCATCAACCTTTTCTGCTACGTCTTTGTGAGTGTATAAGTCATATAGAGAGCCGTTATACTTATAACCATTCTCAAGGATATAGTGCATGTTCGAAACACTTAAATCAGGAGTTTCACCAATGTTATCGCGAACGATTTGTTCAATAGTCATGAATGCTTTTTCGCAACCTAATTCAGTTCCTAAGCGATCAATAACAGCGTTACCAGACATATCCGTCACATCAAATGTACCAAATCCACCATCAATGATAAGAATACGATCTTCTTTTTTAATAATTTCTTTCTTAACTAAGTAGTATTGTGTTCCTACTGGTTGCGGGATCACTAAACACTGTTTTACTTTGATTGTGATTAATTCGCCGTTTACTTTAACAGCAGTTTCTTCCATAGCTACTTTTTGCAATGACTCACGTTGATTACCAAAATGAGATACCGGAAGGCCAGTAACAAGTAATGGAATCGTAACGTTCTTTTTGAAGTCTTTCGCAATGAATCCGAATAACTGTTTCTTAAATGTTGGGTCCTCGTAACGTTTTGCTTTGTTCTCTCCTAAAGCACGCACAAGTGGAAGTTTAGATTTTCTTGCTTCCTCCCCTATGTAGTATGAAAAGTCAGTGTTTGTTAATTCGATTTTTGTGAATTCAGCTTCATTGTAGTAATCATCAACAGGCGCTAACACCGATAATTCTGTAATAACAGCCGCTTCTAGATCTTTATTCTTCTTGGAAGCTCGCTTTGTAAAGCCATTTCCTAAGTCAATCGCATATGGATTTCCTAATAACATATACATTCCCCTTTCAAAACCAATGGTTAATCATTGATAATTTTGATTCTAACAGATACTTACGTTTCAATTCAATGAAATATACCAAAAACGATAAATTAATCATTGGTTAATCATTGATCGTCATTTTGCGAGGTCGCATGTCTTCGCAAAGGCTTCGCAATATCTACAAAAACGCATATTGCGAGGTAGGGAAGACATAGGCTTGTCCTCCCTAAGATTCGTTAAAATCCCCTATGAACCGAAAAAATCTCTTTTTCACAACACATATGGTATGTGAAATTTTATAGATAAAAGGTTATCCAAAAATAACCTATGCTCTTTTATATTGTTTCATTATCGCTTCAAATTTCTTTTCGGCTTCAATATTATTTTCTGTTTGATTATTTAAATCTTCTTCAGGAGCATTCTTCCACTCAGGTACTGGTTCTTTACGAATTATCTTTCTACCGTTAGATCGAGTATTCTTTTCTTGCTGCTTTCGTTTGAAGTCTTCTGTATACGCGTCAATGTCTTCAACTTGTTTAACACCGAATTCATGCCATTTATTTAAAATACCTTCTATATATCGCAACTCAACCTTATCCGCTTTAATTGCTATTCTAATAGCTTCAATGAATAATGCATGCCCGTGTTCACCTAATGTAGAAACCCACTGTTCTATTTGAGTTCTTTCGTCTTTAGAAATCCTTTTAATACCTTTAGATTCTTTATAATAATTAATAGCATTACTACTACTACTTATATAAGTATTAAAAGAAGTATTAAAAGAAGTATTATTATTACCTTCAAAATTTGAACCACCTAGTTCATTTTTTGAACTACCTAGTTCATTTTTTGAACTACCCTTTTCGTTATTTTCAGGTGGTTCATTTTTTGAACTACCCTTAACGATTTTCTTATTTTCTTCTTTCATAAGCTTCTTAGTGTCCTTGCGTTCTCTATCACGTTGGCGCTTCTTCTCTACAGCAACTTCATTATCAATAGAGTTATAACGTATAGTTTCAGGTATTTCTAAAAGCCAGTAGGTGTTAGGGTGATACTCGCCGTTAGCTTTTTTACCGCCTTCTTCAACTTCTACTAGGTCCATATCAACTAAACGTCTTATCGAATCACGAATTGTATTTTTACTTTTTGTAGCGCACATAGCTGCAATTGTTCCGATTGATGGTTTAACCGTACTAGTCTCATCGTAGAAGTTAAATCTTTCTAGTACGATATAAACAAGTTTATCTATTGCGTAATCAAATGTAATGCAATCTAAAATTTCGTTATCTATTTGAGTGAATCTGTTTTTCTTTCTACTTTTGACTTTAAATGAGTCTTGGTTGTTGTTTTTTGACATGAAAAAATCCTCCATTTTCCTCCCCGGCTTAAAATTGGGTATAGGAAAGTAGAGGATTTGTATTTACGTTTTTTTGAAGTTATGATACTATCAATATAGATAGCAACAACTTAATGACGTAATCTACAAAACCTCTGCTTTTGGAGTTTTTAAATGGTGTTCTGGCGACCAACCTTGAACCATCTAAAAACTGTGCCGGGGTTTTTTTATTTTATATAAAAGTTAGTTATTTAAAAATCTATGTATCTACCCTCAATCTTAACAGAAGATTGTTGAAAAAAGAAGACAAAAAGAGAAGACACTCGAATTGAGTGTCTTTTTTTATTGGACCTTTTCTATAATAGTCGATGCAATTACAGGCATCCCGGAAGTTATATCTTTTTCCATATAAACCCCATATATACGAACTTTATCACCAGCTTTGAAGTGTTCTTTCTTCGTATTTTCTATATCACCGTTCATTACTTTAAATATACCAATACCTGTCTCTTCTTGTGTTTTTAACATGAAATAGTCCGATGTTTGTAATTCTTTTTCTCCAGTCTTTGATTGAATACTGTTAATCTCACCTTCTAAGAATAACTTCTTATCTTTAGGTGGGTTATCGCTATTTAACTCTACAAAGTCACCTTTAACCGCTTCTTTTTTCATCGTATCATTCAACTCTTTTTGAGCCGGTTTATTTTCTTTTGGTTTTTCTTCTTGTTTAGGTGTATCAGCTTGTGTAGTTTGTTTTTCTTGAGATCCACACGCAGTCAATGATATTGCAATTGCCCCACAAGTTATAAGAGTAGTTATTTTTTTTAACATGATGTTCCTCCAAGTATGTAAAATTGTAAGATTTATAGAAAGCATAACAAATCCAGTTACAACTATTTTGTCGCATTTTGTCGAAAGAGAATAAAAAAAGAGAGCCGAAGCCCTCGATGGTAAGAATGGTCAAATTATGTCAAATTTTACCACTGGTAAATGGAAAAGATTTCTTCTAAAATGAAATCGAATCACAATATTTCATTATTCTCACCTAAGAATCTCACATAATGGTCAAGGTGTTTGCAGAAACTCTCTCTTTGACTTTCAGATAACGCTCCATACGTTTTTTGAACACCATTGAGAGTATTATGTAGCATTTCATCATCTGTAGCGTCAGTGCGTCCGGTAAGCACGTCTAACGTTACATTGAAATAGGAGGCGAGACGAAACATTGTCGTTAGGTCGGGTTCAGAAAAACCATTTTCGTAATTGTTGATCTGGCTTCTACTAAGATTTAGATCATGAGCTAAATCCGCTTGTCTTAACGAACGACTTTTTCTAAGTTTTTTTAAAGTTTCACCTAAAGTTTTCATACTATAAGTATAGTTATAAGAATATCGATATACTATAAATGATAGATTTATTGTCAAATGTAGCATAATGATAAATTATTAATCTTACTAAAAATAAAAACAAGAACCTATGTTCTCTTTTTGAGTGAATAGTGGTAAAATATGCATATGGGTTCTTAAAACGTCTAAATGCACAATTGCATATTTTATTCCGTAAAACATGAGAAACGTTGATATATAGCGTTTCTTAAACTTTCTCAACAATTGTCTGATAATCGTATGACTGAATGTTGGGAAAGTTGTGGTATTATGAAAGTAACAAAAAAACGGACGTAAAAAAAGACCTACAACTGTGTAAGTAGTGCTGGTAACACTCTTACACCGTCCTCCCTAAGCCAGCTAGGGAAAACACTTGTCATAAGTCTCATACATAATTATAACACACAACCTAGATATATTGACACGTTTTCCTGTAAATGTAAAAACCTAGGGGTAACGTGTCTTTTTTGTCCAATAAGGGGGACAAAAGTTAATGCAAGCGTTAATGAACAAGCTTCATAATGATTTATATGCAGCAGGAATTACTAACGAGGCGTTGTCGGAAATATGGGGAGTGTCACCAAGTAATGTTTCAAGGGTTTTCAATGGCCATACACAAATTAGTTTTTGTTTTTTATCGAAAACCTTAATACGTTTATACGAAGATCATGTATTAAGAAGAGATCTTGTCCAAAAGTATTTACAATTTGCGAAGCCGGAAAATATCAAAGAAGCAATGGAATATTTTTCGTTCCGCGGAGAGTTCGAAATGTTACATGGATTGATATCTAAAGAGAAAGAACGAGTTGAGACAAAAAGAAAAGAAAAAGAGAAAAATGAAGAGAAGTATACTTCTGGAAAAGATGAAGAATGGATTGGTGTATACGAATTAATTTATCGCAGGAATACAGAAAGAGAAAAATTTAGTCTAGAAGATTTTGATGAATTGTTAGAGGAAAAGCGTTTTGAGACAAGTAGCAAAGAGATGGAAGTTTTAATTGATATCCTTAGATGTCAAACGGCATACCAACTACGTGATTATAGAATGTTACTTAAACGAATGAAGAAGATTGAAAAAAGATTGTCTAAGGTTACAAATAAGTTCCTTCGTACGAGTTTTTCTATAAGGTTAAAAGAAGGGATGAATGCTGTTTTATTGATGGATGCTAAAGTGTTAGAGACACGTGAAAACTCATTCGAATTATTAGAAATATGTAGTAGCGAACCAAATTTCAAAATTCAAAAGGCCAATGCTCATTATAATATTGCAGAGTCTTATATCTTTGAAAATTACACGCAATCAAAGTTTCATTTTGAACAAGCGTTACATGTTCTGGAGAGTTCGTTTAATGAGGAAATTCAAAGGAAGAAAAGAGCGATTGAAAGAACGCTTAACTTCTTGAAAATCTACCATAGTAAAGATTTAAATGGTTTATATGGAGATCTTGATCTTCCTGAGCAAGCTTTCCTTGCAATTAGAAAAGGGAATAACGACTTAGCGCTTGTTATCTTAGAAAAGATAAAAGAAGAAAAAGGTTCCTTAAATGAGTTTTCTACTTTTTACTTAGGGCTAGCTAAAGAAGACATAAGAATTATAGAGAAATCACTAGAAATGTTTATCGCAAATAGTAATAATTTTTATGCTAAATTACCTAAAATTCACTTGGGTATAGATTGAAAAAATGGTATAATATACTTGGGTGATAAAAATGAAAAAAATACTTTCTGTTATCTCTGTTCTTGCTGTTTTGGGAGTATTTACATTCAGTAATACTAACATTCAGCAGGAACAAGATAAACAAATATCAGTCGAAAAACCAGAAGTCAGCATGATGACTGATCCTGGCGGCGGCGGCTGGTAAAAGTTTAATATATTTATAGAATGACATCGTCTATTTAATAGGCGGTGTCATTCTTGCTTTACGGAGAAATTGCGTTTTTGAAAAAATAAGCTAAAATGCAATCTTTGTGAATCTATTCACAAATTACATAGATAAAAATGGGGGCTTCAGGGATGAAAAAAGAGAAATTAGAAAACGTGGTAGTAACAGAAGTAGCGGAATTCGAATCACAATTATTAGAGGTTATGAAAGCGGCGCACGAAGGCGACGAAAAATCTCTTGAAATCATGTTAAAAATGAAACAGGCGATCGGTAGCTTCTAAAGCTATCAATCGCCTGTTATTTTCATTAAGTCTTTAAATAATTTCATAATCTCTTTTTGTTTTTCTGGGTCTTTTTCTCTAAATTGAGTTATTAGTTCTTCGAATTCATCTTGAGCACTTGTGATAGGATTTTTTTCATCAGATTCTCCTAATACATAAGCTACAGATACATTTGCGAGTTTTGCTATATCTAAAGAAGTTTTTCTAGATGGACATTTATCCATTTCTTCGTTTTCCCACATAGAAACTGCTGATTTACTTTTTAGTCCAAGTGCATTAATGAATTCAGATTGACTCATTTTGAGTATTTCAGTCCTGATTTCTTTAACTCTCTTGCTAATTAGTTGGTGATTCATTTGTTTTCTCCCCTTTATAACGATCACATAAACCACTATCTTTTGTGTTTATATATTGAATATTAATATTCAATATATTTAAAATGTAACAGAAAAGTTCACTCAAAGACAACCTTTTTAAGTTTTCCAGAAAAAAATAAATTTAGGGGTTCACAAAAAGTGAACGTCTTGTTATAATCAAATTAACGAAACGAACAAAGGTGATAAACATGAAATTAAATATAGAAAAAGCCAAAGCGTTACGAAAGAATCGTGGTTATAGCCAGGTTTATGTTGGCGATTATCTTGGATACTCAACGAAATCTGCTTATTCACAACTTGAGTCCGGTAAGAGGCAACCGAGTTTATACAGATTAGGTTTACTATCTAAATTGTATGGCGTTACGGTAGACGAGTTAGTAGAAGGTTAACGAAAAGTTAACTATTATTTTTAACTAAGTGTTCACCTTTCGTGAACGGTGAGGAGGAAAGAAAATGAATCAATTACAAGTTTTCAACAATAAAGAGTTCGGACAAGTTCGAACAGTGATACAAGGTGAAGATGCATGGTTTGTAGCAAAAGATGTCTGTGACATTCTAGAAATCAAGAATTCGTCATCATCCATATCATTATTAGACGGTGACGAAAAGGGTATCCATAGTATGGAGACCCTTGGCGGAACGCAACAATTACAAACGATTAACGAATCAGGTCTTTACTCGCTAATACTTAGAAGTCGCAAACCACAAGCGAAAGCATTCAAAAAGTGGGTAACAAGTGAAGTGCTTCCTTCTATTAGAAAACACGGAGCATACATGACAGATCAAGTCCTGGAACAAGCGGTAACTAATCCAGACTTCGCAATCGGTCTTCTCACTAAATTAAAAGAAGAGAAAGAAAAGCTTGCAGCAGCACAACAGCAAATCGTACAGCAACAACCACTTGTAACATTCGCTGAAGCATGTATGCAATCAGACCAAACACTAAAAGTTGGTGAAGTTGCAAAGCTAGCTATGAAGCAGGGTATCAAAATCGGACAGAAACGATTATTCGATAAATTACGTGAGTGGGGCTTACTATTTAAAAACTCAACAGAACCTACACAAAAAGGTTGCGAAAGAGAACTATTCGAGGTTTCACAAGGCGTTAAGAAAAAACCAAATGGTGAAGCATTCACATGGACAACAACATACGTAACACCAAAAGGACAAGCTTACATCATAGACCGACTGAAGAAAGAAAATGAACAGAAGGCGGTGTAAACAATGGAAGAAAGCACATTCTCACATTTAATGATACTGGTTTCAGTCATCGGACTTGCAGGATTCATATATCTGATGGATCGGATAGACAAAAGGTTTATGAAGGATGAAAAGTGATGGATAAACAGCAGCGTGATGAATACGAACAAAAGGAAATCTTGTGGATCATAAAGGATTTAAGAGCTAGAGAGATACATAACAGCACAGATAAGGTTGAGGAAATGCATAAGGAGTTTATTACTCTAGCTAAATAACTGATAAAGGGGAAATGGGAAATGATTTTTAAAGGACAAATGAAAAAAGCAATACACGAATGGTGGGAATGGTGTAAGGTACGCGTAATTGTAAGGACTTTCGTAATACCTAAATCAATACAAGTCGTCTTAGCGACCGAAGCAAAAACTTCGAAGCCCTTTAAGCTAAGAGCGTTGCTATCATGGTTAGTCCATGCTAGCAGGTAGGGAAGAAATAGCGAGAGTGAGCCACGATCCTTAAAAGGGGAGCCGCACCATAATACATCGCAGGTCATCGCCAAGACGTCTTTCTTAGGACAAGCCTTCGCTTGTCGGAATATTCAGGAATCTACTGGTATTCCCCACCTAACAAATGGGTTCCTGGATATTCCGATGCTCGAAAGCATCAAGAAAGGAGAGTTTAAATGTCACCATGTTTCGAACCAACGTATTGCAAGGACATCGAAGGAAACAAGTACTTATGCAGATTCGAACATTATGAAGTGGAAAGTCGTTTTGAAGGTGAACCGCCTGAATGGAAAGCAGACATTGTCGAGTTTATGCCAATCATCCCTACATATAAATGCTGGGGAAAAGGAATCAAAACAAAATAAAACAGCCGATTACCCCTAATCGACTGTTTCGTGAAACGACTCAATATTTTGTACCTATATTATAACACAGTCGTTTCTTCCAAGTAAATAAGGAGGAATGTGGAGATGAAAGATGTTTTGCAGATTCAAGTAAGCCATGCGGTAAAGGCTTTAAAAGAAATGTCCGATAAGGAAACGGACAAGCTGAAAAAGCTTGATATCGATTATGTAATCACAGTGTTAACGGATAAAAAACATGGCGATATGCCTTTCTAGGAGGATATGAAAATGAAATTATATGAACTTACTTCTAATTATAGAGAGTTACAAATGATGATTGAGGATGGCGTAGATCCATCGGCGTTAGCAGATACGCTACAAGCAATCGAGGAAAGTATCCAGGATAAAGTGCAAAACACAGCGTTAGTAATTCGCAACCTTGAAGCTGATGTAGATGCTATCAAAGCAGAAGAAAAGCGATTAGCAGATCGTAGAAAGGCAATAGAAAACAATTGTAAGGGATTAAAAGATTACTTGTATCAACAAATGGTATCAACTGATTTAAAACGAATCAAAGGAACAATCGTAACAGTAGGTATCCAAAAGAATCCAGCAAGTTTAGACATTGCAGAAGATGCAGTAGTACCACCGGAATACATGATTCCTCAACCACCTAAGGTTGATAAGAAGTTATTACTTGCAGCGGTTAAAGATGGAATGCAGTGGGATGGAATTACATTACGTCAGAGTGAAGGCGTGAGAATCCGATGAATAAGAGCGAAACGATTACAGAACTAGCTAAAGCGTTAGTGAAGTTCAATTCAGAAGTTAACAAAATCGCAAAGGATGCTGACAATCCTTTCTTTAAAAACAATTACGCAACGCTAGACACGATTATAGATGAAATTAGACCAATCCTTTCTAAGCACGGATTAAGCATTATGCAAATACCAAGTGGTGACGGTCAAAACGTAACGTTAAAAACACTTCTCTTACATGAGAGTGGCGAATGGCTAGAGTCGGACGAACTAACAATGAAGCCAGTGAAGAACGATCCGCAAGCAGTAGGAAGTTGTATCACATATGCTCGTCGATATTCCTTAGCAGCATTCCTTAGCTTAAATACTGGTGAAGATGATGATGGAAACGGCGCTACTTATGGAAAAGGTAACAAGCCTAATCAAAAGAGTAATAGTGGACAAACGCCAAACAAACCGCAAGGAAGTGGCGGTAACGGTAAAGCATCCGAGAAACAGTTAAAGATGATACACGCGAAAATAGCGCACATTTCAGCTTTAACAAAGACAGAAAAACAAACTATTGAAGATACATTGAAAGGTAACATCGGAACTGACAATTTAAGTGAAATTAGCTCACAGATTGCATCAAAAGCAATTGAAGTGTTAATGGGATGGGAAAAACAATACAGCCAAGCGGGATAAGGAGGTAACAACCCATGCTGAATCAACAAACAATATCTAACGTCGTCCTTCCAGCATGGGTTTATAAGGGCGCAAAGAATGAACAAGAAATTATAAGGAACGCTTGCAGGTATATCAATCGCATACCAAAGCGTTATCCCGGATATAAGGTTTTGGAAGTAAATAACGGTATAGCAAAATGCGAAAGGTGTGAAGTTTGATGTTTCAAGTACCTGTAAGACGTGGATCAATGAAGGAAATGTTAACAGCAGTTCGTGATTTAGAAGCAAGAGGTTATGACTACGTAACGCCAATAACAAAAGTGTACAGAGCAGAAAAGACATTTTATAACGACGGAAAGTTTAAAGGAAAGGACAAAATTCGATTCACAGGCATGGAAGATCGTGCAAGTTATGAATGTTGGATGAAGAAGGTGAACTAAATGGCAACTTTTAGAGTAAGCAAAGACAAAAACTATACAACAATTAATAATACAGGGCTTCGTGATGAACGTTTAACTTGGAAGGCAAAAGGAATCCTAGCATATATCCTTTCACTCCCTGATGACTGGGTCTTTTATATGGAAGAAGTCGCTACTCATTCAAAAGACAAATTAGATAGCCTGAAATCCGGCATAAAAGAATTAAAAGAACATGGATACGTAAAGAGATATCCTGTGAAAAACGAAAAAGGAAAGATTGCTAGATGGGAAATGATTATATATGAAGTTCCACAAGGGGAATATCCACTAGTGGAAAATCCACAAATGGAAAAACCACTAGTGGACAAACCATTAGTGGAAAATCCACTGCTACTAAGTACTAAAGAACTAAGTACTAATAAACCAAATACTAATAAACAAAATAATAGTGATGTTTCCATGACGTCACGTGACGATACAGATATAGAAGAAGATAAAGAATTAGATGTAGATAAAAAGAAGAAAGAAAAACCTTCTCGTCACAAGTTTGAAACTTGCGACACCAACGGGGCTAAGTATTTGTTTGAAAAAATTAAAGGTAATAATCCTAAACAAAAAGAGCCTAACTTCGATTCTTGGGCTAATGACTTTAGATTAATGCGCGAAAAGGATGACCGTGAATTACAAGAGATTAAGGATGTTATTGATTGGTGCCAAGCAGATCCATTTTGGCAAGGGAATATCTTATCTCCTAAAAAGCTACGTGAAAAGTTTGATCAGTTAACAATCCAAATGAATTCTAAAAAAGGAGCGAAGATCAATGCAGAGAGCAGCGGCAGCAATACCAACCGATATAGCCAAAAAGGTGAATATGACTATGGATTCTGATGTGTGTGATACGCATGGCATGAATAAGATGAAGTTCGGTGGACAAGTTGTTTGCCCTCGATGCTTCCTTGAGAACGAAAGTAAGAAGCTTCAGCAACAAGAACAAGCGAAATACGATGCAGATAAAGCGAATGAGAAGAAATTCATGTTTCACCAGCAAAGCATGATTGCTGATAGCAACATTAAGAAAGCGAACTTTGATAACTATCAACCTACTAGCGATGAAGGAGCGAAGAACCTTGAACTCGCAAAGGTCATCGCTACAGATTACCTCAACGGTAAAGTATTTAACACGATTATGGCTGGGAATTGCGGAGCGGGGAAAACACATCTTGCTTACGCTATGGCGGATCAGCTTGCAGGAGCAGGGAAGTCAGTTGTCTTCGTTACAGTCGGCGAATTACTACGGAAAATAAAAAGTACGTTCAGTAAAGACTCAACCTTAACTGAGGACGCAATCATTAGAAGTTTAGTAAGAGCAGAAGTATTAATAGTTGATGATTTAGGAGCGGAGTTAGGTGCATTAGATGCCAATACAAAAGCGACAAACTTCATTAATAGGGTGTTATTCGATGTTTTCGATGGTAGGCAAGGTAAATCTACTATCTTCACGACAAACCTTACTGGAGAGCGTTTAGAGGGTGCATATGATGAACGAATTGTATCGCGTATCTTCAACAACTTTAAAGCGCTTGTTTTCAAAGATACAAAGGATTACAGAAGAAAGGCATTGCCGTTTTAAATATAAATCTTATCAAATTTTAATTTTATTAAAAAGGGGAATGAGAGATGGAAATAAAAACAACTCGAATGATGGCGGTATCAGCAGATTTCTTATTAGCACTATCTAAAAAATTACAGGAGATTGCTGATAATACAGTGGATTTGGAAACGAAAGCTGAGCTAAATGAATTTATCAATAAAATCAATGAAAATATTTGAAACTAAACAAAAGTGTCTTTTAAATACAAGGGGGAATTAAGATGTGTGCATGTAACGGAACGGGAGTAATTCAGAACGACATTGGAACGGGTATGTATCAGTTTGGACCATGTATTTGCAAAGCGGCAAACATTACACCTGAAGAAGTGGACAGAAGACGCCAGGAAGTCATTGAGAGGTTGAAAGAAACGTACCGATTACAACAGTTAGAGAAAGCCGGAGAAGTAGCATGAAGCAATTAACCTTGGAAGATGTAGTTGGGAGTTTTGATTACGCAGCAAAGAGTACCTCAGAGAAGTTTCTACAACGCGATACAAGCGTCATAACGTATGCAATTGAGTTTTACGACATGGACGGTAAATGGAAGCTTAGATGGTTTGAAGCGAAGTCAGAGAGCGAAGCCGTGGGAATGGCTAAGGATAAATATGGGCGGATTCAAGTTATTGATACTTATATATCAGACAGATCGTTAGCGGAAATTATGGCGTTAGATTAGGAGGGGAATGGAGATGGGATATTATCCACCTGTACCAACTCAACAAGATTATGAAATCGCCGAGAAAAACGGAATTCCAAAAAAGAATGTGAATCAAAGAGTTCAATTCTTGGGTTGGTCAATAGAAAGATCTATTACAGAACCGATATTTAAAAGTGCAAGAATGAAATATAAGGGATATGTAGAACAGGCAGAGAAAAATGGGATTTCTTATAAAACATTTGTAGCTAGAGTGAATGAATTGAAATGGACATTAGAAGAAGCAATGAACACACCAGTATTAACTATAGAAGAAATAAACAAACGAAGAGTTAAAAAAACACAAAAAATAACGAATGAACAATTTGCAATAGCGAAATCGAATGGAATTTTAAAATCAACATTAAGAACAAGGGTGTTTACTTACAACTGGGATATAGAACGTGCTATAACGACTCCACCTAACATTAAACATAGAGCTAAAAAGGAGGCAATCTGAATGGCTTTAAATCGTTGGTTAACTGATGAAGAACGAGCGAGAGCAAAAGCTAACGGAATAAGCACAAGAACGCTATACTATCGTGTTTATAGATCGGATAAATGGGAACTAGAAGAAGCATTAACCGCTCCTCCTGGAACGGTTAGGCATGAATATAAAGGGGAAAATCATAAATGGCTTAAATTAGCGAGAGAGAACGGTATAAAATCAAGGGCTTTTCATGACAGGTTAAAAAGCGGTTGGGGACATTATAAAGCGGCTACACAACCAGTAAGGAAAAAGAAGGTGACAGGGAAATGAAATACAAACCAGTTCCAACAGAAAAAGATTACGAGATTGCAGCACGTAACGGTATATCGAAGAACAATGTAGACCAACGTGTCAATAAACTGAATTGGTCGATTGAGAATGCAATTACAAAACCTATATATGTCTCGTTGAAAAAGAAATATAAGGAATTCGTAGAGTTGGCTGAACAAAATGGGATTTCATATCGAAACTTTATAAATCGCGTAATTGTTCATAAGTGGGACCCAGAAGAAGCGGCGACGAAACCAATACTTACTTGTCAAGAAGTTGTAGAAAAATTGAACTCTAAAAAACGTATTATTCCTAAAGAAATCTTTGACAAAGCTAGAAAAAATGGAATTTGCGGTAGTACTTTGCAAACAAGAATACTCGCAATGAAGTGGGATATGGATGTAGCGGCTACGAAGCCAGTTAGGAAGAGAAAGAAACAGGAAATCAGCTAGGAGGCAACATGGACAAGCAAGACGTTTTAATCAACAAATTAATCGATAATCACATATACAAGTTACAGGATGGGCGCGATCTCTTTGAGGGGAGTTGCGAGGAATTGGCGGGGCTGTTAAAGGGAGATGGAGAGAATGAGAGAGATTAAGTATAGAGCATGGGACAACGTGAAAGATGAAATGTATTACGTTGGTGAAGAAGGAAATATAAGTTTCGGACTTGAGTCTAACGGTATCGTTGCATACGACATAACAGAAGAGGAAGAAGAGTTCAAGGTTTTACATCATTTGCAATACCTGCAATACACAGGAGTGAATGACCAAAAAGGCAATCCAATTTATGAAGGTGACATTGTAAAAATAAGCGATCATCCTTTCCAAGGGTCAATTGATATCAATGGGAATTATGAAGTTTACTATAACGAATACATGGAGCTAAGTTGTGGCGGTTGGTACTTGTTCAGGATGAAACATTACGCTGAAGTGATTGGTAATAAGTTTGAAAATAAAGAACTACTAAAAGGAGTGGATAAGAAATGATGGAATTACAAAACGGTGTTTTTGAAGTAACTCAACTATTAGCAGAAGCAAAGGAGACTGAAGAGAATGGCAACTAAGATCGTTGTTTATACGAAAAATAATTGCAAGAACTGTGAAGAGGTTAAATGGGCGTTAGGCGCTGCTCAAGTAGAATATGAAACTCGTAATATCGAAGAAAAGGAAAAATACAGAAAAGAGTTTGATACTTACGGATATAGCGCGGCTCCGGTAACGGTATTCCCTAATGGAAAACCACTTGTTGGATTTGTAAGGAAAGAGTTTGAAGAAGAATTGGGATTTTAGGAGGGGTGTTTGGATGAAGGCTGAACATATCGAACTGTATGAACAAGCGCTGAATCACGAACAAGGACAAGCTAGTAAATGGTTTTGCGAGGTTAATAATTTAGAAGCGCAATTACAAATAGCGAAGTCACATTATAAGCACCATACGGAAGAAAGAGATAGATTACAAAACTTAGTTGTGAGATGGAAGGGGAAAGAAAATGAATTTACGAGTAAAGATTAAACGAGTGAAAGATGTGGAGTTGCCAAAATATGCGAAGCCTGGGGATTCTGGTTTTGATTTAGTTGCAGCAGAGGACACGATTATATGGCCAGGTGAAACGAAGGTTGTGCCAACTGGATTGGCTTTTGAGATTCCGCCAGGATATGAATTGCAGGTGAGACCGCGTAGCGGTATGACGCGTAATACAAAGTTACGAGTTGTATTAGGGACTGTGGATAGTGGATATCGCGGTGAAGTTGGGGTACTAGTTGATAATACTGAAGTACCTAAAACGACAAATATACAAGCAAATGTAATTGAAAAAGGAACTCGCATTGCTCAAGGCGTCATAGCGCCAGTGGTAGCAGCCAATTTCGTCGAGGTTGACGAGCTGTCGGATAGTGAGCGTGGCGTTGGCGGGTTTGGATCTACAGGGGTTAAGTAAGACCAAATTTGAATTTTAATAGAAAAGGGGAATGGATATGGATATAAAAGTTGATGAACTAAAAGAGAATGAAGATGGCATAAAAGGCGGCAAGATAACAATCATTACTAAAGCACACACAATTACAATCAACTCACAATATGTAGATGATGCTTATTACCTTACTAGTAACTTAGAAGATTGTGCGCAAGAAATTAGTGTTATTGAAAATACTGAACCAACTGAAAAGTTTCGTATAGAGGATATCGACGGTTGTGAGTTTGTAAAAAGCAAAACAATAGGAAATATGATGATTTCACTTGATCAAGATATGGATGGTTTTTATACAGGAGCAATTTACGTTGTTTATGCAGATGGATCAGGAGTAACAATTTCGCCTGAGGAAGCGCAACGCCTTATTGATTCGAAGGAGTGGGAAGTTTTTCAGATATAGCCTTTATTAAGCAGAAAGGGGGATGGGGAAATGTTAGAACAGGTGGAAATCGAAGGGCAATTATCCATGTTCGATATGGATGAGACGAAAAACAAGCTATATGAAGTGTTGGAAGCTAACGGATACAATTACGAGATTCAGAGTTATTACTTACACCATGATTACATTGGATTGGTTAAGTACTTTTATATACGTACGACAGACAATACTATCATCGATTTGTGTTTAAGTGAGTTTCCTGAAGTGTTTGCAGTATATGAGGGATTCACTGAAGCGCAGATCAAGAAGATATACAGAGGGAGATTACAGTGAACCTAAAGGAGTACGTCGTTTATAAAGGTGAATCATTCGTTTGTATTGGGACCGTAAAGGAATGTGCTCAACATATGGGCGTACTTCCTGCAACGGTTCGATATTATACAACACCAGCTTATCAGAGGAAGTTAGCAAAGCGGAAGAGAGCACGGAATTACTTAACTGTTACGGTACTTGAAGAAGACTAATATAAAAATTTCATTTTATAGAAAAGGGGAATGGATATGGAATACGGAGTTTATTTAGATGGGGAAGTAATGACAACTAATGAGGACTATTTTAAGGCACTTGAAGAGGCAGAGTATTTAACTAAGGATACTGGTGTAGTTCATTGGGTTATGCCGATTAAGGAAGAAGCTAAGTGGGATGAGCAAAGAGTTAACGCGTATAAGCGATATGTTAAGAATTATGAAGAAGATATGGATGATTACGAAAGAAGAATAGCCGAGCACCAAAAAGGTTTAAGATCTATGACAGAGATGGTTTGTAGCGTTAGAGAGAAACGAATCAAAACTTTAGAAGAATTATATAAACAAGGCTGGTTGTTAGATGGTGATAAGTGGGTTGAAGTGGACAAGCAATAAAAGAGCAGCTAGCAAAAGCTAACTACTCCAAGCTTAGAAATGGGTATCTACAGTATTGACATAATATTGATTTTTATTCAGGGAAGGAAGAAGAAATGAAAGAGAACATTGGTAAATTAACTGAAATAAGAGCTTATATGGTTTTTCTTGTAGCGACAATGGATGATCAGTTTGAAGTTGAGTTAAGTGTTTCGTGTGGCGAGGATATAGAGTATTACATGGGATTGTATTTAAAGGAAAATTGGAAAGAGCTGTTCGAAGATACAAAGTATGTATGTGACGCATCTTTTGAGGGTATTCAGATGGTTGCTAAAGATAAAGAAAATAAACATTCCTGCTATATCGAAACGATGAATTCACGTAGACGAGCAAGTATTGGTGTTGATCGAGAAACGTTAAACGATAATCACTTAGACAAGCTTAATAGAATTAAAGAAATTATTAATTCTTAATAAAATAATCCTTTGAATAGAAAGTGAGGTTACAAGAATGGAAGGTAACGTAAGGTTATTAGGTGCAGACGGAATGTGTGGAATGGAGTTTACGGAGAATAAGGTCAATGTTTATAACGATGCAGGATACGTAATGGAGAGTATGACAACAAGGGAACATGTTCAGGAAGTTATTGATTTTCTTGAAGAGTGCAAAGGACAAATGGAGGCGTAGCATGATTAAATTCACAGTATTGGGAGAACCAGTGGCCCAAGGTCGTCCGAGAGCATCGGCGAGAAAGAAAGCAAATGGTAAGGTTGAAGTTAAAATGTACGATCCGAGTAAGTCGCGTGACTTTAAACAGTATGTAGGATTAGTAGCTTCGCAGTATGCACCGGATAAATTACTAGAAGGACCATTACAACTTGAGGTGAAGGTGTACAAGCCTTCTCTCAAGTCCTTCTCTAAAAAGAAGGCATTAGCAGCAGAAGAAGGATTACTCAGACCAACAACCAAGCCAGATGTTGATAATTACGTGAAGGGCGTGAAGGATGCACTCAATAAGGTCATATGGAATGATGACAGTCAGGTAGTGGATCTAAAGGTAAGTAAATGGTATTCAGAGAAACCACGCGTTGAGGTATTTATAAAAGAAATTAAGGGGTGAGTGTCATTAAAAGATACGAAGGTACACGAGAATACACGTTATTCCGAAAAGAACCAGGGTTTGGAGATAATCAGTACGTTACGATATTCGATGTATTTAAGTATCAGGAGTTAGTGGACCATTTTAATGATGGCTGGAGAATTCATAATGAGGATAAGAAGATAGAAGCTATGAATAAAAAGGTATCAGCTTAATGGATAACGGAACCATGCAGAGTAGATTGGTGGGGGCTACTTTACTAAGCATCGTTCCCTTATTCAACAAAGAGATAGTAAAATTTCACGTACCTTATGTGATGTTAAAAAACAAATTCAGAAACAGGGGGATTCCTTCATGGAACAATTAACTTTATTACCAGCAATCGATGACAAGAAAGTGCAAAAGGAAGTAGTCAGCATCTTAAAGGAATACCGTGCATTAAAGATGCGATTCAATAATGAAGTGGAACAAGAAGGAATCAGTTTATTCCCTGAGTTACGTGATTCAAGGGTAACAAATAGGATGAAGGTGCAACAAATTGAAAAAGCATTAAACAACATCTTGGATGAAGATGAAAGAAATATCATTACTATGAAGTTTCTAGATAATAAGCCAGTTAAAGATTCATTCGTACAAAACGAACTGATGATGAAGAACTCATACTTTTATGAGAAGAAGAAGAGTGCAATTAAACTGATTGCTACTACATTAGGAATCATTTGAAAATGGCAGAGAAAAAGCAGAGAAATAGCATATTTTTTGGGGAGTTTTTGCAAATGAAAATAACGGTAAATTATAGGTACAAGCCCTTTGACAACCGCATATCGAAGAGGATTAGTACACCTATAAGTGAAACGTTCTTATGCGAGAATGTCACGGTAACGTATACCGCAAAAAGGGCGGGCTAGGCGGTAAGAACCCGCGTTAAGACGAAAAGACCAATGAATGAATTACAATGACATATTCCAGTGTGGCGGGTGTAGAGATAACTCGCATTCGTCATGCTGTTTCTAATTTGTATCAATCGATCAGTACAGCAGAATCCACCTTCTGTATTGAATATTGATATAAAAGTCAGTATTCCTGTATGTGTCTATTTCTAGAATGGGGGGTTGCTCATGATTGAGTGAACTCGTTCTAAAAAGTCACACGTTATAAAATGGTTGTATACGTAACTTGAATTATCACCTATAGTAATTACTCACGATTTTTACTATTGGGATAAAACAGGGTGTAAAGAGACTAGTCACCTCTTTACTCTAGATAATAAGACGGATAATTCCCCTTGTCCGCGTGTCCCCCTACTAATCTTGTTATCTAGAGTAAGGCGGTGGAAAAATGCAGTACCGTCTTGATATGAATATAAAGATTGATTCCCTTTATATTCGACAATATAAAAATGGTGTTCGTATCACCGACTCTACGGAGTATAAACGAGAAGATTCTTAGTCTTCTCCTAGCCACCGAACGTAAAGCGCGTAGCTAATAAGAGCTAGAAAATTACATGATGCGGTGGCTTGGAGAAGGTTGAGAGTACCTCATCTTAATCTTGAATGAAGAGATACTTATTGCCATTTGTTATCTCTCTTCCCCTTTAGGAGCTGTCACCTTAGGTGATGGCTTTTTGTTTTGTAGGATTTCCCTGTTTTCTGTCGAATAGATAGAGAGAATGGGGTGAAATAATGGGGATGACATATGAGCAGTTTAAAGAAAATGCACGAGGTCGAAATTTTAGTGACTCCAGTGTTTACTTAAGAATTATAAAAGACTTGAACGAACTTTATGATGAAACCAAAGACTTTGTATTCTTTTATCCTAGAAACTTATGGAACAATGAGGAAATAGAGTTAATATTCTTTTTAAAAGATGGTTACTTAACTATCAAAAAAATAAAAGAAGATTATCAATACAAGCAATTTAAATGCAAAGTATTATCTAAGTCGTTAATTAAAAACCAGTATGAATATAATGAATATCAATTAAAATTAAAGTTTGATAATGGAAAAAAATTGTTCTTTAGTAGTACGCTAGATTCTAATAAAAGTTGGGCGTCAACATATTCACAGTCTATTATCAATTTGTACAAAACTATCTAGAAAAAAAAGCATCCATAACGGGTGCTTTTTTCTTTGTTATATAGAAATTACACATTAAACGTGAAGTTGAATGAAATGGATATTTGATTAGGAGGATGATGGTAGTGGCGGAATACAGGAAGAAACCTGTTACTATTGAAGCCTTTAGATACGGCATAGATAATAGACCGGATTGGTTTCAGGATAAGGTAACTAGCAATGAAATCATTACATACTGTGGTGATGAGCTATCGAGTCCTTTTGAACGTTCTACAAACTTATGGTGCGAAATTCATACGCTTGAAGGACGAATGAAAGGTGCTTATGGTGATTACATCATTAAAGGTGTTAATGGTGAAGTTTATCCATGTAAAGCAGATATATTTGAAAAGACTTATGAACCTGCGGATGAAGTTGCAAAGATGGTAGATAAGGAAATGGAGCAGTTGAGAGTGTTAAGGGATGATAAGGGGTGAGGGGAATATGTTGCATGATGTGTTATTAGGAATTGTGTATGGAACGATAGCGGCGATATTTTGTTGGTTATTATCTGGACTATCAAATAAATCGGAATACAAACAAGAGTTAAAAAAGAATGTTCGATTATTTAAATACGGTTTAGTTGGAACAATCTTCGGAACGGTTATAAGTTTATTTATCTAACAAAACAAACGAACACAACGAACGAAAATAAAGAAGCGCGTTAATTGAATAAACGCGCTAAATTATCAACCAATTCAAGTGTCTTGTTGATCAACTCAATAAATAATACAAAGTCCTGTAGTTCGGGCTTGTTTTTATCATCTATCTGTTTATTTTCCATAATAAATCTCTCCTTGTAAGTTTATTGGTCTTCAAATAGATAATTAGTGAGTGTGTGACTATATGGAGAAAAATAGAGATAGTTAACAAGGTGAAGTTTATGCAGGAAATAACGGTGATTAGGTGCTGAAAACAGCGTAAAATCAACAATGTATAAAAGATGTTGTAAGTGGAAGTTCTCAAAAGTGCAACAAACGTTGATATGACGGTGTATTCCCCAAAAACCTTGTTTACATAAGTATAATTATCGGCAGTCATTTTGAATATGTATTCATTTCTCGTGCATACAACAAATTTCGTTATTGATTTTTTAAAATATGATTCTTTTGAGGTGATTTCGTGCTGATCTATACAGTTGTGATGTGGGACCATGCTGATACGGATATTATGTTAGCGACAGCGGACAGAGAAGAAGCATTAAAAGAATTCGAATCATGTGTCGCATTCTCTTTGCAAGTGTGGGAGAAAGGTGAAGTGCTGATTGAAATCATTTGTAGTGAAGGTGAATATTTCGCTGATGGTGGATTAGAAAGATATCCAGAAAAAGGACAACAGTTGTTTAATGAGATAGTAGAAGAGTTACAGTAGCGAATCCGCTGCTTTTTTTATTTTATAAAGCACTTAGCACAAGGAGGAGTTAGACAAATTACTTCCTATTATATAGAAGGTGGTGGGTGATATGAAGTGAAACAAAAACACGAGTTAGCTCAAGAAGATTACATGCAAGGTATGAAGTATAAGGAACTAGCTGAGAAATATGAGGTTAGTGTTAATACCGTAAAGTCATGGAAGACCAGGTACAAATGGGACAGAAAAGGTGTGCATACAAAAGAAGAAAAAGTACGCACACAAAAGAAGACAGGCGCACCCATTAATAATAAGAATGCTGTTGGTAATTCGGGTAACAAGAACCCTAAATGGGGTAATAAAAACGCAATTGGCCATGGCGCTCCTTTGCAAAATGACAATGCAGTAACACATGGGTTCTTCCGTAAACACTTTCCTGAAGATGTAGCTGATTTAGCTGCTGAGATCATGGAGAAGAATCCAATTGATATGTTATGGGAAAACATAACGATTCAATATACCGCTATTATCAGGGCGCAAAGGTTAATGTTTGTAACAGATCAGGGTGACATAACGAAAGAAGTTAAGAAAGAAAAGTCTTCTGAATCAAGCGATGAAATCGAATATGAAATTCAGTTCGCTTGGGATAAACATGCTACATTCTTAAACGCCCAATCAAGAGCTATGAGCACGTTGTCTTCCCTTATTAGAGACTTTGATAAGTTAGCTAATATAGACGATGAAAGACGTGCTAAATTGAATCTGATGAATGCTCAGATAGATAAGATTAGAAATGAATTAAAGGATGAGAATCCTGCTGAAGATAAGATTGGTCAATACTTGGATAAGTTAGAAGGTGCGTTTAAGAAATGAGCATGAGCGAACTGTATAACGATAAACAACAACAAGTGTTGGATTACGTTTATAACAATGATTACTTCATGTTAATACAGCATGGAGCTAAACGTACTGGTAAAACAATCTTAAATAACGATCTATTCCTTGCTGAATTAAGACGAGTAAGAAGAATTGCTGATAATGAAGGTGTAGATTTACCGCAGTATATTCTTGCTGGCGCTTCATTAGGTACATTAGCAAAGAACGTATTGATTGAACTTACAAACAAATACGGTATTGATTTTCATATGGATAAATACAACCGTTTTAAATTGTTTGGAGTCCTAGTCTGCTGCACTGGTCATTCTAAGATAAGTCATTTAGATACTATTCGTGGTATGACTGCTTATGGCGCTTATGTGAATGAAGGTTCTCTTGCTAATAAAGATGTATTCGATGAGATTAAATCACGTTGTAGTGGTGATGGTGCTCGTATTTTAGTCGATACGAACCCGGATCATCCTGAACATTGGTTAAAGGTCGATTACATTGATAAAGATGACAGTGTAACGATTAAGGCGTTTCAATATGAATTAGATGATAATACATTCTTAAATGATAGATACAGAGAACGTATTAAAGCTTCTACTCCTACCGGAATGTTTTATGACCGTAACATAAAAGGTTTATGGTGTAGTGCTGATGGAGTTGTATATAAAGACTTCAATAAAGATGTGCATTATATAGAAGAAACTGATCTAAAAGATATAAAATTCACGAAATACTTTGCTGGTGTCGATTGGGGTTATGAACATTTTGGCTCTATCGTTGTTATTGGTGAAGATGATGAAGAGAATCTGTATCTATTAGAAGAACATGCAAAACAACATGAAGAAATAGATTACTGGGTAGGTGTGGCTAAAGGCGTGAAAGAGCGTTACGGCAACATCTTTTTTTATTGCGATACAGCAAGACCAGAATACATTGAACGATTTAAAAAGGAAAGATTACGAGCGAGAAACGCTGATAAGTCTGTTCTATCCGGTATTGAAGAAGTAGCTAAATACATTAAATCAGAGAAATTCAAGGCTGTCTTACAGCGTGTAGACCGATTTAAGAAAGAAGTATTTATGTATGTTTGGAATAAAAGGACAGGAGAACCCGTGAAAGAATGGGATGATGTATTAGATTCTGTACGATATGCCATTTATACAGAGAAAACTAAAAGTACTGCGAAAGTACTTAACATTTAAGGAGGTGAGGAATTGCGAAGTGAATTATATCAACACAATAACGGCATTAAACTTACTACAATGCAGGAAAAGAAGCATTTGTTTAAGATAAGAAACAATAACTTTGATCCAAATGATTTCATTAAAGATTTCATTGATATCAGAAACGAACGATTGCGAAAGTACAAACAATACACAACTGAAAAGAATGCGATTGATGATAGAAAGAAACCTGAAAGTGATTTGATTAAAGTTTGGAACAAAATACACAATAGTTTCTTTAATTTAATCGTAGATCAGAAGGTTGGATATGTATTTGGTAACCCTATCTCATATCAAATTGAAGAAGAAGTTACTGAAAATGAGCGTGATTGGGTTAAAGAGTACTTATATAACCAAGACGTATTCTTGAAAGATATTGAAACAGGAACTCAACAGGCTGCATGTGGTGTCTCTTATCGTTTATTGGATATAGAAACTAATGTTATTGAAACTAACGCAAACCTTACGAACATTAACTCGTGGGATGCATATATGTTAGGCCATAAAGAAGCTGCTGTTGTTTTATCTGAAGATTACACAGAAAAGGGACATACACAAATACTCACACTCTACACAAAAGATGTAATTGTTGAATATCATTCTGCTACTTCAGATATTAATGGAATGATGCAATTTAAGGTTGATAATGGCAGAGATAACTTATTAGGTATTGTGCCATTGTTTGAATTTAGAAACAATCAAGAAATGCACAGCGACTTTGAAACTGTTGAAGATCTTAATGATGCATACGATAGAATGATTTCTTCTGGAGCTGATGAAGTTGAACAATTCCGTTTAGCTTACATGCTTATTACTGGTACTGATATAGATGGAGAAGAAGCCAAAAAGATATTCGAAGGTGAAACTGGTATCTTAAACATTCCTGATGCAAATGGTAATGCTACATTCTTAACTAAGATGATGCCGAAAGACTTCTTTGAATACTTTGTTGGAATGTTAGAAAAGAACATATTTCGCTTCTCTAAATCAGTCGACGTAAACGATGAGGCTTTCGCGGGTGGTAATGAATCCGGTGAAGCTCGTAAATGGAAACTGATTGCTCTTGAGTTTAAAGCGAATCTTACTGAATCATGGTTCGAAAAAGGATTACGAGATATGTTTGAAGGTATTGTTGCTTATATGCGTATCAAACAAGGTATGAACAGTATTGTAAGTTCAAATATATATGCTGACTTTACTCGTACATTACCGGTTGATTTAGGTTACTTAGCTGATACATTAACTAAACTTACAACTATCTTATCTGAACGCACTGTACTTGGTATGATCCCTGCTATCGATGATGTAGATGCAGAAATGGAACAAAAACAACGAGAACGAGAAGAAAAGATGAGCGAAATGAACAGTTTCGGTGATTTCGGGCAGGTGAACCCAAATGACGCAGAGCCAACAGGAGAAGTACTGGACCAAGAGAAAACAACAGATAATAAAGGTATCTGACAAACACGCTGATGATGGTTTATTACTGTATCAGGCATTCTTTCAAGAGAAGTTAGCTGAAATAGAATTACTTATCCAGGACTATTACGATAAATACGGTAAGAATAACGTAATCGAGTATTATAAGCTGATGCAGGAGATGAGTGTAAGTGAAAGAAAGGACTTATATTCTAACTATCAGGAACTTATTGCAAAGTATCCGCAGCTTAATAACTTCACAGAGATACGCTACAGCTTCTATAAGTTACAAAGATTAGATGGCCTTATAGTTAATATCATGTACAAGCTATATGAAATGGGAGCTATGGAAGAAGAAATATTAAAAGATAAGTTATCTCTTACTTACCAGGAAACATATTATCGTAACCTGTATGACAATGCTATGTATTATGGAATGACTGGCACTTATCATGCTGTTAGTGAAGAAGTATTGCGAGCTACGTTGTATAAGAAATGGGTAAAGAATCAAAACTTCTCTGATCGTGTTTGGGGCAATACAAAGCAGTTAACTTTATACCTGCAAGATGAACTCCCTAAAATGCTTTCTACTGGTACAAGTTATAAGGAAGTAACAAAGCAACTCCGTAATAACTTTGATGTTAAATGGCATGAAGCAGAGCGTTTAGCAAGAACAGAGAGTGCATTTATCACTGAACATGCTACTTCTGATGCTTATAAGCGAGACAATGTAAAACAATATAGATTCTTAGCTACTCTTGATAGAAGAACTAGTAGCGCATGTCAGAAGATGGATGGGAGGGTATTTAATTTGGATGAAGCTAAGGTTGGTAAGAACTACCCACCTCTTCATCCTAACTAACTGCCGTTCCACTACAATAAACGCTACATCTAAGATTCAATATCGAGCCATGAATATAAATAATGGTTATGAACGAATTGATAACATGACCTATAAAGAATGGGAAAAGAAATACATCGACTGACCTAGATAAGTCATTAAACTGTCTATTTATCATGCACAAATACCGAACTATTGGGGCTTGTACTCAATGGGGCGATAGGAGGAAATACACATGTTTAAGAAAGAACAAGAATTACCATATAGATTGAATTTGCAATTCTTTGCTGAAGGTGAAGAAGGTGGCGAAAATCCTGGTGGGGGCGAAGAACTCGGTGGGGAAAAAGCTCCAGAATTCACATTAGATCATTTTCAAAGTTTCTTAGATACAAATGTTGATGCTCAAAAGGTTATGCAATCTCGTATCGATAGCGGTGTATCTAAAGGCGTTGAATCATTCAAGACTAAAACAATGCCTGATCTTATTCAAAAAGAGATTGCGAAGCGTACAGAAAAGACACCAGAGCAAATTGAAATGGAAGGTATGAAAGCTGAAATTGAAAAGATGAAAGCTGAGAATACCCGTAAAACAATTGAAACTGAAGTTGCGAAACAAGCAGATAAATTAGGAATCGATGCCGATTTTGCCCTTACTTTCTGCATTGATCCAACTTCACTAGATAACACGCTTAAAAATGTAACTAAATTCAATGAATATGTAGAATCACTAGCTTCTGAGCGTGTGCAAAAAAGCGTAGATGAACGATTTGCTAATAACTATGCAAAAGGTGCTGATTTAAAACTACCTACTACAAATGAAACTGGCAATGTATCAAGCCTGTCGCTAATTCAAAAACAATTAATGAAACAATAAGGAGTCGATTATAGATGAAAAAAACAACTGATTTACTTTCTGTAGAGAAGATTGACCTATCTGAAGCTATTGCTTACGCTTCTCCAATGGATACACCATTTACAACATTACTATTACAAAATGGGTTAACGAAAGATGCAACAAGCACTGAAATCTCTTGGAGAGAAGCTGCTCTTGATGCAAACCGTAAAGGACCTCAATTAGAAGGTGCTGATGCAACGGCTTCTAACAAGACTGTTCGTGAATTAATTAAAAACAACCAACAAATCTTCCAACGTACTGCTGAAGTATCTGGTTCAACGCAAGCTGTAAAAGTACCTGGAGTTCCTGGTGGTGAAATGGCGCAAGAAATCAATGACCGTATGATTGAAGGTAAAGTTGATATCGAATGGTACGCGCTTCAAGGTACAAAAGCTGATGAATCTGGCGCAACTCCAAGACAAATGAATGGTCTTATTAACTTAATTAATTCTCGTAACAAATTCACTCCTAAGGACGGCAAGTTATCTGCTGAAGATCTAATCAAAGCTTTCCGCTTATGCTGGGAAAAGGGTGCAGGTGGCGACAAATTAGTTCAATGTGGTGCTGCTGTTGCTGAATTCCTTGATAAACTATTCAAAGTAGATAAAGGTGTAATGATTCCAGCACTTCAAGGCGGTGGAAATATCATTGGTTTAACTGCTGATGTAATTCACACTCGTTATGGCCGTGGGAACATCGTATTAAACCGTCATATGCCTGATGGAGCTTTAACTATCGTTGATTTAAATCAAGTTAACCTTCGCCCATTACGTAAAATGGCTAGTGAAAGATTAGCAAAAGGCGGAGATTCTGATAAACATATGATTGTTGGTGAATACTCACTTGAGCTTAAAAACAGTTATGCTGGGGCTGTTATCAGCGGCATTTCAGGAATCGTAGAACCTACAGAGCCAACAGTGCCACAAGGTTAATAGAAGGAGGAATATAAATGGCAGCTAAAAGCAAAACAGTATATAAAGTAATTGCACCTAAACCTTTTACTTATGTTGCTACAAACTATTTTGGTGGTCTTTGGGCAGATGAAAAAGGTGTATTTGAAACTGAAGACAAAGCGACATACGAATATCTGCTTACATTCGCAGAGTTTAAAGATATCACTGGTATTTAATCATGCTAACACGAATTAAGATTCGTTTAGGAATTACTGATACTACCCAGGATGATCTATTAAATGAATTGGTTACTTCTATACGTGACGTTATATCGTTGCGTGTAGGGGTGATTACATTCCCTAAAGTACTAGAATCAATTGCTGTTGAAGTAACGATTGCAGCATATAATCGTAGAGGTTCTGAAGGAGCTTCCAGTGAAGCAGTAGATGTTATTTCAACTTCTTATATTACTAACTTATTAGAACCGTATACGGAGCAATTAGAGAACTTTAAAAAGGGATTAACACAAGGCACTGAAGATGCAACTGGAAGCAATCGAAGTGGAGTGAAGTTCTTTTGAGATACGATACAAAGGTTGAATATCTCGCTATTGAGTACGTAACAAATGAAATGAATGATAAAATCCCGGTTGAAAAGCCTATCGGTATATTCGATAGCTTACTAACACCATTCTCCTTGCAAGAAACTCAAGTATATGGAGCTTCTTATACAAAGACAAATGTTAAAGTGTTATGCAGGGATCCGCAGTCTTTTAATGCTCGTATTCTCAAAGTAGAGAATCAAAAGTACGAGATTCTTGAAAAAAGAGATTACAAGAAAGTGTATCTATTCATTTGTAAAAAGGTTGTTGGTAAAAATGTCAGTTCGAATTGATGTTAGTGGATTTGGACAACTTGCAGCGAATATTGGTAGATATAATAGCCAAATGAAGCAACGTGTTAAAGAAACCGTTGATAATACAGCTACAGACATTCAATCACAAGCAAAAGCAGAAGCGAATGTTGATACTGGCGATATGAGACGAAAAATCGAAAAGAAGCCCACCGTTTCATCAGGTGGCACAATTAGAGGTAGCGTCCAATCGTTAGCTGAATACACAGTCCATGTTAACTATGGCCATATGGTTAAAGTTGGACAGGTATTTTATGACAAACGTTCTAAATCATTTAAAAAAGTGAAAAGAACAAGATTCATCCCTGGTAGTTATTTCTTCACAAGAGCAGTAACAAAGGGTAGAAATGACTTTGCAAGAGAAATAGGAAAGGCGTTGAGATATGATGGCTAACATTAGAGACACGCTTACACCTTTCCATATTGCTTTAGTTCAACGATTAAAACAACATGGAGTGGAAGCTTCATTTGATTATAACGAGGATGAAGAAGGAGATATAGAGTTTCCTTTCGTAACCTTTGAAATACCTACAATTGAAAATAATGCATCTAAAACGACATTTGGCGATAAACCTCTTGTCGTTTTTTATATTGTCGATGAACAGCCAACAAACGGACGTTTATACGATATCAGAGCAAAGATTATACAAGCTCTAGAAGAGGATTTAATCCTTTCTAATAACTTAACGTGTTCGAATCAGAAAACAGATGATTCAGGTGTTATACGTGATCCAGAGAACGGATTTAGAACAGTTCGTTTAACATATCAATTCTATATTGAAGGAGTGAAGTAACTTGGCAGAAGAAGTAAAAGTTAAGATTGCCTCTTACTTAGGGGTTAAAAAGATTGTTCGTATCGCTGATTTAAATACAGGTACTGTATTAGCTATTGGCGGGCAAAAAGAACACACTGTCAGTCGTACAGCAGATACAATCGATGTTTCCACTAAAACGGGCGGTATTTTAAATATGGAAGAAATCATGACGAAACTCGGTGTTACTGATTGGAAGCCGAAAGAATATAACGATTACAAAGAGTATATTCAAGGTCAAAAAGAATGGAGTACTGAAGTATCAGGCGCTTTGCCTTCTAGTGATGCTGCTTACGACATTTTAGAAGCTGCATACGAAAATGGAACGCCAGTTGTTGTATCTGAATTAGATCTAGGTCGCATGAAAGAGAAAATCGGTATTGCATTTGTAACAGAATTGAGTGAAGAAGCTCCAATTGATGATTTAGCTGGATATTCTTTATCTCTTACTGGTACAGGCCCACAAGTTAGTCGCGCTTATGTGCCAACTCCACCATCAGGATCTTAAACATGAGTAATCAAAAATTCATCCCCTCTACTCAATTAATAGTAGATGGGGATATTTATAATTTACGATTATCTCGATACATGCGAATACAGTTAGAAAAAGAATACAACATGAATGTGCAGCGATACTACTCCATGATGTGTGTAAATGGGAATGTAGTAGATGAGTATCAATTCGCAGCGGTAGTTTGGGCTTTATTACGCGGTGGCGGACAAAAGGTATCAAAAGAAAGAGCTTGTGACATTATTGAAGAGGCGGTAAACGATGAGGAATGCGGTATCGTTAAGCTTTTTGAATCAGTGTTAGAAGCTCTTTCTGCTGCTTTCATGAATGAAGAACAATTCAAAGAATACAAAAGGCTTATTGAGGTTTATAAGTCTTCAGAAAGCGAAGAAGACACCGAAAAAAAGTAGATAATGACGAGCGTGATTTTTCAATGGCTGTTCTTGATTTCGGCATAGATCCAGAAGTGTTTTGGAATATGACTGAAAGAGAGTTCTTCACACTTGTCATTTATGATCTACGAAGAAAAGAAAATGATATGTTACGAATGAGAGCAGTTGTGACTAATGCGATGTACAACATGAATCGTGGTAAAAAACCATTCAAAGAGTTCCCATTCGAAAATAGACAATCACAAGTTAAAGTAATCAAACAAGCAGCAGATAAAAATAAATTATTTGCTCAGTTCGGTGGGCAGGTGAAGTTATAATGTCAGGTCACGAACAAATTGGCGTTGATATAACCGTAAATAACGGACAAGCTGAAGCTGAATTGCGAAGTTTCCAGCAAACAGCAGAACAAACAGGAAGTAAAGTTGAACAAGCTTTCAGTAAGATTGGAGCTATTGGTGATCAGTTAACTGTTGGCGTTACTACCCCTTTAGCTGCTGTATCAGCATTAGGTTTCAAAACCGCAATGGACTTTGACAAATCACAAGGACAAATACAAGCTGCTTTAGGTGTGACGGAAAAAGGCGCTGAGAACCTCAATAACATCGTTAAAAAGGTTTGGTCAGATGGGTTTGGCGAAAGTACTGAAGAAGCTACAAGAGGCTTAGAAAAGGTTTATCAAAACATGCGTGATGTTCCATATGACGAAATGGAATTAGCAACAAAGAACACTTTAGCTCTCGCTAAAACGTTTGATGTGGATCTGAATGAAGCCACTCGTGGCGCAGGGCAATTAATGAGTCAATTTGGGTTGTCTACAGAGGAAACGTTTGACTTGCTTGCTGCAGGTGCGCAAAACGGACTTAATTATTCAAATGAACTTTTTGATAATCTGAGTGAATACGCTCCTTTATTTAAACAAGCAGGATTCTCTGCTGATGAAATGTTTACTATACTCGCTAACGGAACGGCTAATGGATCATATAACCTTGATTACGTTAACGATCTTGTTAAAGAGTTCGGAATCCGTGTGCAAGACGGTTCTAAAGGTGTTGAAGAAGCCTTTGGAAAGTTACCCCAAAAGACTCAGGATGTTTGGAAATCATTTAATGAAGGTAAAGCGACTTCGGCCGATGTATTCAAATCGGTAATTGGTGATTTGAAAGGTATGGATGATCAAGTTCTCGCTACTCAACTTGGAGTTTCAATCTTTGGTGTCAAATTCGAAGATATGGGAAACCAAGCTGTATATAGTTTAACTGATGTGAATGGTGGTCTAGGTGAAACTAAAGGCGCTATGGACAAGTTAAAAAAAGCGCAAGAAGAAACATTCTCTCAAAAGTGGCAAAAGACATTAAGAGAAGCGCAAATTGCATTAGAACCACTCGGGAAAATGTTATTAGATATCGCTATGGATGTTCTTCCTGCTGTTTCAGAAGCGGTTAAAGATGTTACGGATTGGTTCTCTAATTTATCGCCGGAAGCACAAAAGACTGTTATCGCTATTGGTGGTATCGCTTTAGCTGCTGGTCCTGCTCTTTCTATATTAGGAAGAATGGGAGGAGTAATTGGCGGTTTAGTTGGTAAAATAGGTGGTTTTGCAACCGCCGCTCGTGCTGGCGCTGCCGCAACTGT